TATCAACTCACTTTGCACGCCGTCCATCGGGAACGTCCGACCATGTAACCAGGCGCAAATCTAAGGACAGCCACCGCCGTTACCAACATACATGAGCCGCTTGACACCATTCTCTTTGTACGTCCACCCCAGCCCTTGCGCAAAGCCCCACGGCACTTCAAACGTGGCAATACCGGCACTCCTAGTCAGCGCTCTAGCCGCAATGTACGCACCAAGCGCCGCCAACACACCGTCGCTGCTTCTGCGTGCCTCTGGCAGCGCTACAGCCAAGTTGTTGACGGTCGTGTCAATCAGGCTCATGTCGCTGCCGCCGGTGGTCAGCATCGTTGCCCGTTCGTCAAGCATGGCCAGGTAAGCGGCGTTGGTCAGATTGAACTTACCGGCCAACTCTAGCAACTCTAGCGCAATTGTGCCACCATAGTTCACCGCCCGCCTGTGGAAGCGTAGCAGGAGCGCAAGCAAGGCCGCAACCGCCGCAGATGTTTCCAACTGGCGCTGTAGCCAGGCTCTCAAATCCTCATCCTCTTCCGGCGCTTCACTAATTCCATTCCTAAACGGGAACCAATACAAATCGGCAAGCACCGGCACAAGGTCGTCGGTCATCTCCACAGCCAGCGGCATCTTGCTTGGTTGCGGAATGCCAACGGCGCGTGATTAATTGGGGATCAGGCCGGTAAGCGTGCCATGTAGCCGGGATAGGTGGGCGTGGGGCATGGCGTCAGTTGGGTGCATTACGATTCTGTCTCACGTACGCTTGTTGGCAACAACTTATCAATTTGTATCGCTGCGGCCTTGCAAACTTTTACCGCCATATCTGCCATTTCAGTCTGATCAGCGCAATAAGGAACCATCGGCTTCTTAATTTCACCCAATAAGCGGCGAATTTCGGATAGCGAAGATTCTTTAATTTGGAGCATCGCCTCATTCATCTCAAACATTCACTTTCTACGCTTCTAGCGTTGAGTGATAACCATTGGCACTTACCAACTGCATCGCCTGCTCTACGTCCAACCGTGTGGCCCGTAACTCAGACAGTAGCACAAGCCGGTCGCTATTCTGGTTCAATGCCTCCTGCCCATCGTTATTGTCCTGTACAATTTCCGGCATTGGTTCCGGTTCCGCTTTCTCGCCGGTCGCCTTGTGGCCCGTGACTTCCTCACTGGCTTCGTCGTGGCTAATCCAGCCATTATCCTCTTTGGCTTTGGCGTTGTTGATCTTCATGGTTTCGGTTTGCGCGTCGCGCAATTGTTCCGATGCACGCAACTCAGCGAAGCGAAACTCCACGTCAACCTGAATGCCCTGTGCTTCAAGCGCCAACTTTAATAAGCGTTCCAGCACCGTCTCGGTGTAATGCTGGATTGACTTAATGCTAGCCGCTTGCATCTCCCACTTTCGATTAGCCTCTGATTCTGATGTGGTCGAGCCCAGATCCATCAGCAAGCCGTTGGTCTTCAATGCCCGCACGGCCTGCCGCTCTAGCATCGTGATCACGGCGTCGATACCGGATAAGCCACCGGAAGCCAACGCACCAACCGGCTTATTGACGGTAACGTGTTCCGTATGGACGTAGGTGTCGTCAGGTTCAAGGCTACTGAATGCGCTGGTTACACTGTCCACGACGGCTTGCACGTAGGCGTCGAAGGCGGCGCGGTCGGAACCAAAACGAGCATCACCGGCGGCAATCTTCTCTGTGTCTACCGTCAAATCAAGCCGTGGATAGCCTTGCTGCTGAATCACCCGTTTCAAATCGTGCATCATGCCGAGCATGAAAAGGCTAGTGAATAGCGATGGGTTGGCCATCGGACGGCCATAGGGTGAACCGAACATTGGGTCGATGGGTAGGTATGCAAACGTTGGCACGTCAAGCGGCTTGAAGTTGCCGCCCTGCCATTGTCCTGCCTGCCATACCTCGCCAAGTACATCATCGCGGCGCTTGCGGAAACGAATCGATTCAGGGTCAGGCGTAGCAATAGTAAGCGGCATCCTGCCCCGTTTGTCTAGCACCAGTTCAGCGCAAATTGCACCCCGCAAGAATGGCCCCATGTTGAGCCGGCCAATCAGAACGTCTGGTGTGCCGTGTTGGTCGCCAAGAACTTTCATAAAGGCATCGATGGCCTTCTTGCCGGTTTCGTCTTCCACGTCGCTGCCTGGTCGGTACGCTTTCGCTTCCCAGCCTGGATTGCACATGCGCAGAAAGTCCCACAGTGCGCGGCTAACCTCTGGCGACTGGTCGGCAAGCCGGTCCATTAAATCGATTGGCGAATAGTCCGCAATCGAGCGCATGTCAAGGTTAATCAGCGCCCAGTTGGTTTGGTAGTCGGATGGCGGCTGCACCAACCATGTGGCAAAACTCAACGCATCGGCGCTGTCGTTCGACGCACGGCCGCCAGGTAAGGCGCGGGTGTGGTGCTGCGTTCGTGGCTGCGTTTTTGGTTTAGGATTGAACAGCGCACGGATGTATTCAAAAAACGTCATTATTTAACCCAACCTTTGGCTTTGCCTTGTACGAGTGACGCAAACAATGGAGCCGGTAATGCTGACAACACAACCGCATCAGCGCAATCCGGCGAACGCTTCAGCCGTTGTACAATCTCGTCTTTACTCTCCACTTGAATACCCCGAACGGTTAATTTCCACCGTGTAGCGCATAAATCCGCTTTCAATTCTGGATCGGGTGGCAACGCAATATCATCGCCGGTCACAGGATCTAGCGCTTCTCTGAATTTCCAGTAGGCTTCGGCGCGCTTGTTCACCATTTGAAACTTACCGCTTTTGTCTGTCGCCTTTGATGCTGATGCAAAATTGATGCCTTGAACCGGTATCTTTTGTTGAATGATAGCATCGTAAGCTGATGTGCCTACGCCGATAATATCAAGATTGATGGTTGCACCCTGTTGGTATTCCTTGATTGCAAACGCCGCCGCTGTCTGTCCATCCGGCGTCATGTGGCCGGCATATTTCACCAATGGCGCAAACCAATTACCGTAACGACTCGCAATCACCGTCTTATCTTTGCAACCTCTGGCAACATCAACACCCATCGCCGTTTGTGCCATGTTGGGCTGACTGCGTTCTTTCCATCTGGCTTGCGCCAGTTCAATCCAGAGCGTTGGAATAACTTGCCACGGGTTATCCTCTAAACTAACATGGAAATCGCCTTTTAGCATCTGCGTGCGTAGTGGCTCTGGCAATCCCTGTAACTGTGATCCGTAATCCGTTGCCATCAAATAAGGGTTATCGCTCAATCTGGCCGGCACAAACGTTCTACTTTTTGGCTTAATCTCGTCGCCTTTATACATAAAAGGCTTACTTGATTCTTGCTCTGTGTCGTCACCGTCAATGATAGCAAACCAGCGCAATTCGCCAGGTTGAGCAGGATTTGAATGCTGATTGTCTAGCCACGGTCCCCACCGCCTTATCACCCATTCGCCATCGGCATTGGTTGGCGGATTTCCCGCACCTACTACACGGATGCGTTGATTTGGCTTAGTGCTTCGATTCCACCCGATAAGAAAACGGTATTGCGATTCGGTGAAATTTGGCAGCTCATCAAAGGCTTTCAGATCATGTGCTCGGCCTTGATATTTGCTTACATCATTTTCGTATTGAACTGCACCAAACTCTAATGACTTTCCACCGTCCAAGCGCCAAATACTTGATTGGCTATTGAATTTACCGTGTTCGCCTACAATCTCAATGCTTCGATCAATGATGTCTTTAAGCTGTGGATATTCACGCCGAAAGATGATGCTCTTGGTGTGAGCCGTAAGCGCAAGCCCAAGAATTAGATCCGTCTTACCACCCCCGGCTGAACCTCCGTAAAAGAGTTCATCAGCTAAAGAATGATAGGCGATTGTCTGCGGTCCTGGTAGTGGATTCCACCTAATCTTATCATTCGGCTCCGCTATTAGCTTGTCTAGATCGCTTTTCTCTTGCTCCGTTAAGTATGGCAGCAATTCTATCAGCTCGCTCGTCGTCTGTAAGTCCAACGTCCTCATGCTGTATTGGCTTCCCGTCTTTGCCGCTTACTTCTACGCTGGCCGGCGGCTTGCCGTAAGCGTATTCCACAAACGCCATCTGCAACCGTGCGTCATTGCTGCCTGCCCACTTTCGCATGATGGCTTGCACGACCGTCTTGTTGCCGTCGCCAATCGGTTCGTGGGCGATTTCCTGCGCAAGTTCACGAAGGGCGGAAAAGTCTTTGGGTCGGCCTTTGCGGTTTATTCTTTTGTCACCCTTTTTGAAGGGTTTCAAGTTTTCTGCGTTTGCCATCTCACTGTTACTTCACTGTTATTAAATCAAAACTGGCGTCTGTCCGGTTGCGTCTTGGAAGCGTTGCAACGTCACCGCGCAATAGCCGGCGTCAAGTTCTATCGCTCGGCATTGTCGTCCGGTATTCTCACAAGCAATGATAGTGGTGCCGGTTCCGTTGAATGGCTCAAAAACTAAACCGTCTCTGCTCGTAAGAGCTTGAATGAAATGTCCTACAAAGTCAACCGGAAACGCTGCGCCGTGTACGTCTGAAAACTCATTTGTATTTATTAGCGACGTGTAGACGTTTGAGAATGTGCCTCTAAAATTGCCGGTCCTGATTGCTCTGGTTGGATTCTTTTCGCTTCCAAACATCAGCACGTACTCAAAAGAGCTATTCATCACGTTATTCGCCATGGCCGGTTGCTGATTCGTCTTGTGCCAAATCGCTACATCCGCAAAGTGTTCTCTAAAATGATGCTGATATTCGATTAGCGCGATCTTGTTTCCTGCCAACGACTGAATATTTACAAATGCGTATCTACTGTGCAGCAAAGCAATGTCGGTAAAGTTGATCAGCAAAGACAAATAGCCTTCGTCGCTTAAATCGTCCTCGTTGCCGTTGTAGGCCGATCCACTATCCTTTAATGACTGTGAGCGGTTAGAGATTTGGATATTGTTACCCAAGTTATATGGCGGGCTCGTAAAACAAATGTCAGCCATCTCCCCGCCCATCAGCCGTTCAACCGTCGCCTTATGCGTACAGTCGCCACAAATCAACCAGTGCTTTCCTAACGACCAAAGCTGACCAAGTGAAGTATTCCATTTCTTCTGCAACTCATCCGCTTTTGACACATCCGGCGGCGTGTCATTCACTGACTCAGGCGCAACCAACCCAGCCAACATTGCGTCTATCTCATCTTGTCGAAACCAATCGGAAGTGTCTAACCCTTCCGCCATTGCCGCAAGCAAATTCTCAGCATCAACCGAAAATGATTCAATAGCGCTGCGATGTAAGGCCACTTGCAGCTCACGCGCTGGATTCTCAGGGTCGGCCAGGTCAAGGTCATCATACTGAACATAGATGGGGACGCCGGTTCGACCTTTGATAACCTCTATCTCACCAACGCCTTTGTCTGCGTAAATCTCAGCACGTTGATTGCCGTCAATGATGAATCCATTGCGGTCAAGCAATCCAGCTAGACGAGGACCAAACTTGCCGATACTTTTATCGGTCAAGGCGTTGCCGCGCTCACTGTGTTTATTTATATTCGTGGGGTCGAGCCTTATTTCTTCGATGCCCCGCTTATTAATCCTGTTTTCTTCCTGACTTGCGCCCATCGGGTTTCCATATTCCGGCGTTTATCGCCTGCTTT